AGGGCGTGATTCATAACGCTAATGGGCTTATTAAGCAGATTGCCGTTCTTGTCCTCCGTCCATTTGTAGTTCTGTAATTCTTTAATTAGATTGCTGCTCCGTGCTGTTGCAAATATCTTATGGCGTTTGAGAATATCAATACCTGCGTTAATTGAATCTTGCCCTTTGGCTGTTGGCTTCACGTTCCACCCGAAACGATGCAGTTCCTCGATTGATTTCGGTTCGGCACTATCCGCAAAGATTTCATCCCTGCGGTCAAGGCCGAGCGATTGTAGGTGGTGGTGGAGGTCTCGGTTTGTCATCCCGGTTCGGTAGAGCAGCTCGTCCAAGTAAAGATTGTCCCCGTGCTGGTAGATTGCCACAATAGCGGACGGGTCGTTTGTAAAACCAAAGTCAAGTCCATAGGATAATAGTTTTGCTTCTTGCGGGATTTCAGACATTCCGAATTGAAAGATTGTTGCTCGGCTCATACCTCGCTCACCCAAGCCGTAGATACGCCAGTAGTCTTCGTCCGTGTATTGCAGACGCTCAATTTCGTTTACGATATTCCTATCAAGGAATGGATTATCCTTGTAGGTACTTTGTATGTACGTTACATCGTCCCTGGTAAGCAATCGGTCATAAATCCAATGGAAGGATTCTGACGGGTTGTAGTCAAGCCATATCTTACCGGTGGTACGAACCAATAGCTGAAAGAAGTCCTCCCAGGTTAGTTCGTTTGCCTCGTTGCAGAATAGGTAATCACGTCTTGCTCCCCGTTTCTTTTGCGGTTGGTCTAACGATAGGAACTCGAATAGGTTTCCATTAAGCGTGTAGGTAAGGTCGGATTTGTTATGGTTCTTTTCATCGTACAACTCCATCGCCTTTACGATTTCCATAAAGTCACGGTAAGCGGTCATTTTAAGCGACGGAAGCGACTTACGCACAATAGATATAACCTTACCCCTTTCTTGCATCGCCAGGATAACCAGCATCTGCAATATGGAATAAGTCTTACCACTTCTTGAACCTCCCTGATTAACTACTATCCGTGTTGGTGCGGTGTAGTTCTTTTCAAAGAGTTCACTTGTCTTAATTTCCAGAACGGACAATCTCCACCTTGATTGAAGTTAACTCTTCGCTCACTTCGTGTGAGTTCTCTACCCGTGCCAGCTTGGGAGTTGTGTACTCCGCCATCTTGTTTAGAATGTCAAGAGCTGCCTTTGGGTCTTCTGCTGCTACGTCAGATAACCAGATGGTCATATTCTCAAGATTATCCTCGATTAGTTTTTGGAATGCTTCTCGAATCTTGGTCGTTGACTTGTTGAGGGCGCCTTGTGGGCGGCCAGCGGGATTCAAAGGCGGGCCACCTTTAACAAGGTTTGGATTTCCTTTAGGCATATTTCATTTTATTACTTTAATAATTAACTCAACTTCTGCAAACGCTCCAGTCGCAAGTCATTAAAGTCGTGGATATTAAAGTTGGTGGTCATATCCTCGTGCAAGGTAAGCGCAATATCACCGGCCTTGTTAGGGTTCTCGTGTAGGTATTTAATTGCCTTATTCCAATCCCCGTTATGTTTTACTGCGATGCAGTTTTTATCGGTTAGGTGTTTTGAGTACGGTGCTACATCACTTACAATTAACGCACAACCAGCGAACCCTGCTTCTACCATTTTAAGATTTGATTTGCAGCGATTGAACTCACTTGGCAATAACGGAGCCAATGCAACATCAAACATTTGGTAAAGTTGTCCGTATTCCTCTGGGGATTTTGTTTCTAATGCGAATCTTGCTTTTGCGGCTTCGGGGTACCCCCCAAGGTCAGCAACGTAGGATTCGTAGGGGGAAAGGTCTATCTTATTTTGCAAAAGGTCTGGAAGGTGTGATATACCGGCCACGTAACCAAAGCGCACCTCGTCTGCTTCCTGCCGAGTTATCTGCCATTGCGGGTCTGCGGGGTCTAATCCGTTTGGGAGAATATGTACGTTTCTATTTACTTTCTTGATTTTATCGGCAAGGTACTTCTGCGTAGTCCATACCTCGTCTGCAAAGTACATAGAGTTTACAATCCTTCCTGATAGGTTGGCTTTGTCGTATCCTGCTTTACTGGGGTGGTCAAGAGCCAAGTGCCACCAATCGTCATTATCAATAATAACCTTCTTGCCTGTTGCTTTGCAAATCGCAAAGAAGTTAGCAAAGGATTCACCGGAGAAGGGAAGCGCACGAGAAAAGATTACGTGGGTAACGTCTTCCCAATCGGCTTCCGGTATTGGCTGTTTGTAGTTGAGTATCTGAAAATCTAAAAGCCCTTTCTCCTTGAGTAGAGTGAAGGGCTTGTAAATCCGGTGGTACACCACTCCGGAGTTTTGGTCTCCAAGGCAAAGGACTTTCATTTCAAGTAGTTATAGTAACAAAGGTAGGCATCGAGCGTGTTTACATTCCACTTAGCCATCTGCTGAGCGAATAGACCGTCTGCTTCGTATTCGGTTCCGAATCTTGCTTCTCCAATTGCATCGCAACGTACCATAAATGAGGCAGTGTCGATTGTGCCTACCCTTGGTTCTTTGGTCGGGTGTAATCTTGGGTGGCCATTCTTAAATACTTGGCCCCAGGTGATAACTGGATAAAACTCGTTTTTAACGGCTTCGTACCAATCCGGGTGGATAATGTTGTCATCGTCGAGAAAGTATATGTAATCGCCTCTTTTGGCCTTTAGAGCCAATATAAACTCCATACCGATATTGCGTAATTCATTTCCCCAGTTCCCTCCTGTGTTTGGACGTAGGTAGGTTATTCCGTTTGGGAACTCGCCTGTTGCTTTCTCGTCAACGACTACCGTCCAACTGCAATCTTCCGGTATGGTTTGTTTAATTGTTGAAAGGTTTTCCGGGCGTGAGCAAGGGGTGATAATATGAATCATTTGTTGAGCTTTTTTAGGTGGACGGCTTTTAGGAAATCTTTTGACAGTTCAACACCAAAGTCTGCTTCGTGGTGGCACTCCCGGCATAACGCCATTAAGTTCTCCGGGGTATCCATAAGTTTACTGCCGCCCATCCCCCTTGGTTCGATATGGTGAATGTCTACGGCTCTGCGATTGCACACCTCGCAAAAAATAAAATCCGTATCCGTGTATCCCATCGCCTCAATGTAAACTTTTGTATGTTTTTTCAATTACTTTATAGTTTTTGTATTCTCCTAATTTTTTTAAGTCCCTAACAATAACCTTGTAACTACCGCCTACCGCATCAACAAACTCTTTTGCCGACAAAAACACTTCAGTCCCATCTTCATTACTTATTGTGTATGACATCCTTCCAAGTTTGCCATTGCTTTGAGCGTGAATAGAGTTCTCCGAAGCTGTTACCCACTCCAGGTTATCTACATTGTTATCCTTCTTGTTTAGGTTCTTGTGATTTACAAATGGCTTGTTTTCTGGGTTTGGTATGAAAATTTCAGCAACAAGGCGGTGAACTCTCCTTCTAAACTTTATAGTTGGGTTTACCGAGACATACCCATCTTTTGTGTTTTGAAGGTTTAACATTTTATATTTCTCGCATCTTGGGTCTTTGTTGACCCTGCGAACCCTTCCCTTGTTACTGCACTCATACTTCCCGTTGAGTCCAGTTATCTCTTTCCATATTTCTTCCATACACAAGTAACGCAGATTGCTGCATTTGTTACATTGTGCTAAATTCCACAGCGGACAACCCCATTGCCTTAAGATAAACCTTTGTGTGGTTCTTCATTGCCGTTCCAAGAACTTAACCCACATCTTTGCAGCAACTGCTCTGCGTTGTGGTTTGAAAGGATAGATGGACTTTAAGCGAGCCATTGCTATCCGCATAAACTGGTCTTTCATTCTTTGAAATAGTTTTTTATTGTGATTTCAATCTCGCCCAACCTTTGCTCCGCTGATAAACCGCTATTCTCCGATTCGATTATTTGAGTGATTTCGTCGAGCAAATGATAAAGGGCAATCAGCTCTTGGATTTGGGTTTTCATTCTATTGTCAAATTATTGGCATTAAGTAGCCGATACAAATCTTTCCGTATCGTTTCGTAGCATTTGTATTCAACGTCTGGAAGTTCTCCGTATTTTAAGTTGCCTCGTAGCTTTTGGTCTAACTGCCAAAGGACGTGCTTAAACATCCCTCCGTTGACGGCTTCCATAAACTCCGTTTCCTCGTCTGGGAGTGTGAACTCCAATACTGCTTTCATAAGGTAAAGAATAATTTACCTACCATTGCAGCTACTCCGCCAACTAAAGTGTACACAACGTCCCAAATGCTATCCTTGTAGTCAGTACGTTTGTCCAATAAGATTCCTTTTAATTCTCTGCCGAATGCTGCTGCGATAAGAATTGGCCAGCTACCCGTAACGGCAAGGATTGCCATCCCAGCCCAGAAGTGTGCGATATGGTCTATTTTCATTTGGTGTTAAAGGTTTCGTTGTAGTATTTTTCAAGTGATTTCTTTTCCATAGTACCTAATGCCATTAATTTGCCATCATTAACAGATTGCATTATCTGCTCCTTTTCCATTGCTTTGGCTTCTTCAAACCATTGCGTTTGTTCGGCTACCATTGTTGATGGGTCAAATAATTTACCCATCAAAAAATCTACTGCTGTCTGTTTCATTTCTCGTTGGTTTTCCAATAGTAATTACAATTATTATCTTCAATAGGTACTTCAACAAACATTGATTGATAAGTTCCCATTGGGGCGGTGTAGCGGTAGCACGTTTCTTTTAGTTCGCACCCCTCCCCCGTGCATTTAGTAATGTCGGTCATTTTGTAAAGGTTAAAGTTGACCGATAATGGTATAGTTGTCAAGCTCTGGGTTGTCATTTCCCATAAAAAACTCTTTGTATAGTTTAATCGCCTCTTGCGCCTTGCGCTCACCTTCCGCTACAAACTCTGGGGATACGGTGTAGATACCAATATCAAGCGATGCTTTGTCAACAGCAATAAAAATAAACTTATCAATCGGCACTCCAAACAACCGGGTGTAAATAAACGCCTGGAGGTCGTACCCGTACTTCTTTGCGCTGTAAGGAAACGCACGCAAGTCGGTAGTGGTTTTAAGGTCTGCAATAAAGTTATTACCCAAAATATCGGCCTTAGCACGGAAGGGTATCCCCTCAATCGTTCCAATAGTAGGAACCTCAAATTCGCAACCTTGAATATACCCCAAGACGTGTTCGTTACGCAATAGGGCATCTGCAATCCTGCGGGCTTCGTTGTATTCCTTCTTTGTGATTATTTGTCCGCCTTTTGCTTTAGCGTCCTTCCACATATTGGTATTCTTGCTCTGTACGTCGATAATGTCGTACTCCTGCATTCGGTTTGGTTCTAACGCCATAAGGTGAACCAATCGCCCTACC